TCCGGACGCTCAGCCCATCGGCTCGAGCATGACGGTCAGGGCCCCGACCCCGTTGGTCAGCGCCCCGGAGAAGTCCACGCCCAGGCTCGTGCCCGCCGGGATCAGCAGGTCCGCCGGCGTCGAGGACAGCGTGAGGGTCTGGTTGGTGTCCGCCCCCGCGTTGAGGTCGATGGTGCCCGTGTGCACGGCCGTGCCCGAGGCCGTCGCCGTGCCGCTGGCGGCCTTCTTGATGGTGGCCGTGGTCGCGGCCCCGTCCACGACCCTGGGGCGGGCGATGATGCCCCGGATGCGGTAGGACTGGCCGACCGCGATGAAGAACGGCTGGTCCACCTCCTGGGCGTTGGTGTCCCACACGTAGGTGACCGGGATGAAGCCCTTGCCGTTGACCTGCACCGCGCCGTCCGCGCCGGCCGCCCCGCCCGCCGAGGTGCCCCCGGTGCCGGGCACGAGGTTGACGTTGCCCGCCGCGCCGCCCGCGCCGGTGCCCGCCGTGGCCGCGCCGCCCGCGCCGCCGGTGACCACCGCGTTGGCCCCCGCCCCGCCGGTGCCGGTGGTGGCGCTGCCGCCCGCCCCGCCCCGCCAGGTCGCCGTCGCGCCGGCCCCGCCGGTGCCGCTCGTGTGGGCCGCCCCGGCCCCGCCCTGGTAGAGGATGGCGCTGCCGGCCTCGCCGGCGGCGTCGCCGGGCTGGCCGGTGACCGTCTCGGCCTGCTGGCCGTCGGACAGCAGGCCCATGAACACCTTGCTCGTGAAGCGGGCCTTGACCGTGGTCGTGGCCGAGGCGTACCGCTTTTCCACCTTGGCGACCGCCAGGGACGGGTCGGTCGTCTTCGTCACCTGCTGGTCGGACAGCACGCCGCCCGTGTAGGTCGGCGTGAGGTAGTCGCCCGCCTCGAAGGTCGCCGAGGCGCAGGGGAACTCGATGATCTGGTCCTTGAGGATCTTCGCCGGGCGGCCGGTGCTGTCGGTCGCGAGTTGCCGGCTCGCCAGGACGCCGGCGAAGGCCGCCGCGAACGCCCGCTGGGTGGCCGCCGCCGAGCCCTGGTCGGTGAACGACGAGGCGGGCTTGACGTTGTTGGCCGCCTCGTCGAGGTAGGCCAGGTCGCCCAACTCGGCCTCCACGCTGGCGGCGTGGTTGAACTCGGCGTTGAAGCTGACGTAGGGGTTCCAGTTCGGGTACGTGATGTTGGCCATGTTCTCCTCCCACCTGGGTTACTGGCGGCCCCGCGGGCTCGCCGTCGTTGTCCTCTGGTCGGGACCGGTCCCGCTTCAGCCCATCGCGCGGTACTTCGCCAGCCGCTCGGCCCGCGCCTTGTCGTCCTGCGGCTGGGCCGACTCGCGGACGGGCTCCTCCCGCCTCGCCGGCGGCCCGCTCGACCGCGCGCCCGGCTTCTCGGCCGCCCCTCCCGCCTTCTTCGCCTCGTCGATGATCTCGCGGACTTCCGACTCCGACTTGCAGGCGTCGATCGCCTTGAGCATGATCTTGCTCGGCCTGACCTCGGCCTCGGCCAGCAGGTCGCGGGCCCTGATCTTCAGTTCGAGCCGGGCCTCCCGCGTGTTGCCCGGCTTCTTCTTGCGCGACTCGCCGCGCTGCTCGTACTCCTCGTCGTTCTCCGGGCGGTCGTCCTCCGACTCGTCGCGGCTCTCCTCGGCCTTCGAGCCGAGCAGCTTCTCCTCGGTCTTGAGGATGTCCTTGATCTTGGACAGCTTGGCCTTGAGGTCGAGGCCGTCGTCGTCCAGGGCGGCGATCACGGCCGCGCGGAAGCCCTGCTTGAGGGCGGCCTCGTGGTCCGCGCCCTCGCCGGGCGAGGCCTCCTCCGGGGCCTCCATTTCCGCGTCGGGGCTGAGCACGCCCGAGTCGGCCTGCTCGCGGAGGCCCTTCGACCAGCCGGGGCGCGACTCGCGGAGTTCCTTGATCAGCTCGGAAACCTTCTTCTTCACGATTCGGCCCTCGTAGAGTCCCCCGCCGTGCGCGGGCGTGGATACCAGGTCGCAACTGTCCAGCCGGTTGATCTTCGTGGCCGTGAACCGGCCGTTCGTGTGCCTCTTCGACGCGCTGCCGTAGATCGAGAAGCCCACCTTCTCCGGGGCGTGCTTCGCGTCCCAGGCGAGCTGCTCCGCCACGGGGTGCTTCGGGTTGTAGTGGAACTCCCTCGCGAACACGCCGTCGCCCCGCTCGTAGGCCCCCCGGACGACGCCGAGGGCGTCGCGGTAGCTCCGCTCCGATGTCTTGGTGTCGAGGGGCAGGTGGTCCACGTAGACGCGCAGCCCCTCGATGATGGGGATGGCGGCCTCGCGGACCTCCCTGGGGTAGTCGCAGTTGCCCTTCTCGCGGAGGATGCAGACCTCGCGGAGGATGCCGTTCTCGGCGTCGACCTCGATGGGCTTCGCGTGCGCGCCGACGGAGGACTCGCGGATGGGGCTACTCATCGTCGTCCTTCCCGGCCTTGCCGAAGTTGCGCATGTACGGGCTGTCCGGGCCGTAGTCCTTCGCGGCTTCTTCGAGGGCGCTCGCGAACTTCGCCTCGGCCTTCTGGAGGTTGAGCGACGCTTTCGAGAGCGCCTTGCCCTCCCGCCTGGCGTCGAGCGCCCTGCCGGCCAGGCCGTGCTGGAACGCCGGGGCGAGGTCGAACGCCTCGTCGGCGGCGTCGAGCGCCTTCTCCAGCCGGTCGTGGGCCGGGCCGACGTCCTCGCCGATCGCGTCGAGGATCTCCTGCTCCTCTTCCGGGCTGAGCCGGCCGCCCCACGCCTCCTTGACCGCGTCGAAGGCGCGGACGTGCGCCCCGTCGGCGTCGGCCCTGGCGGCGGCCAACTCCTTGCCGGCGCGTGCGGCCATCTCCGGCACCTTCGAGCGGTCCGACCGGATGGCGGCGACGATCTCGCCGCCGATGTCCTCCACGGCCTTGCCGGCCCCGGCCGACTTCCCGCCGGCCCCGCCTTTGGGCGCGGGGCCCTCGCCGCCCCCGCCCGAGCCGAACTTGCCGTCCGCGGCCCGCTCGTGCTTCCCTTCTTCCCAGTCGGCGGACTCCCGCGACCGCCCCTCCGGGGCCTCGCCGCCGGCCGGAGGAGGCGTCCCCGCCTCCGCCCTGGCCTCCGCCTCGATCCGGGACCGCTCGGTCTCGTCGTCCAGCCCGCGCCTCTCGCGGCGGGTCTGCTTGCTCATGACCTTCGCGGCCAGGTCCTTGTGGTCCACGTCCGCCTCGCGGCCGGGGTCGGCGACCGCCACCTGGGGCGGGATCGCGACGACGTCGAGCACGCACGACAGCTCCTCGGCCGAGTACCGCCGGCCCCCCACCACGAACCGCCCGGCCCTGGCGGCGGAGCGGATCGGCCCCTTCCACATGACCGAGACGAAGAACCACCCCAGGGGCTGCTGCCGCCTCGCCTCGGTGCGGACGACGAAGGGGGCCCCGGCCACCAGCGTGCTCGAGTAGTTGGCGTTGGAGGCGTCGCCCGACACCATGTGCTCGGCCATGCCCCACCTGACGCCGACGGCGCGCATGGCGGCCTGGACGGTGGCGGCGTGGGCCGCCGAGTTCACGTTGGCCGGCTGGGCGACGTAGGTGCGGCCCGCGCCGATGACCGGGATCTCGCCCGGCTCGTACTTGCGGTAGTTGACGTCGCGCCCGACGAACGGCCTGGGGAACTGCGGGTGGTTCTGGTCCTTCGCGGCGTTGACGTGGGCCTGCAGCGCCGTGAAGGTGGCCCCGTCGAACTGCTCGATCCACGGCAGGGCGGCCTGGATGCCGGCGACCGTGACCATGTTCCGCAGCAGCTTCTGGGTGAGGTCGAGGGACTCGGCGGTCGAGTAGAAGTCGGACAGGCCGCGCTTGACGGTGGCCGGCACGTTCCAGCGGAGCATGGCCACGTCGGAGGCGGGGACGACCTCGTAGGTGCCGTCGGAGTCGTAGTCCACGGCGACGTTGACGATCTTCTCCGCGTCGCGGGGGGCGTGCTCGAGTCCGAAGGCCCACTCCGGGCCGGTGCCGGGCGGCTGGCGGATCTGCTCCGGCTCGATCCAGCGGACCAGGCAGGTGCCGTCGCCCTGGTCGAAGACGCGCGCGTAGACCTCGCCGTCGGGCACGCCCTTCTCGACGGCCTGGTGCTCGCGGGCGGCCCAGCAGTGCGTCTCGCGGCCCGACTCCACCTGGTCGAAGCTGGTGAAGTCGTCGAGGACGCCCTGGCCGATCCGGGCCAGTTCCTTCGCCGCGGCGTCGTTGCGCAGCGTCCGGCGGGGCCGGACCTCGTAGCGGTAGCCGGTGCGGACGGCGTAGGCCGAGATCGTCTCGACCAGGCCGACGCCCAGGTGGTTCTTCGTCGCGATCCAGCGGGCCTGGGCGCGCTGGAAGTCCAGGTCGATCTCGGCCCAGACGAACGGCCGGTTGTGGCCGTCGCGCCGGTCGCCCCGCCCGGCCGTGCCGTACGGCGTGGCCCGCAGGCCGGCGTCCCGGAAGGCGTCGGCCGGGTCCACCAGGCCGCCCCACTGGTTCGACGTGTAGCCGAAGTACTGCTCGCGGGCGAGGCCCCCCGGCTCGTTCCGGCGGCGCAGGTCGCGCAGCTCGTCCTGGAGCCGGATCAGCTCGATCTGCTCGCGGACCTGGGGGAGGGTCGGCGCGTGGCCGTTTAGCGCGCTCATGAGGGAAGTGTACCGGCGTCCACTTTGTCCCGTCGCGGCCAACACCTGTTGCCCTATGATGAGGGCATGGAGAGCCCCTACGAGTTCGGGCAGCGCGTCAGGCGGCTGAGGCAGTCGCGGGGCATGAGCGTCTACCGGCTGGCGAAGCTGACGGGGCTCTCCGAGCGGGCGATCGTTCTGATCGAGCGGGGGCAGAGGAGGCCGCTGCTGGAGACGGCGGAGCTGCTCGCGAGGGCCCTGGGCGGCCCTCAGCCCGTGAGCACCGTCCGCCCGCCCGACTCCGGGGCCGAGGGCGCGTCCAGCGCGTAGCACAGGTAGCGGACGCAGTCCATGCCGTGGTCGTCGCTCTTGACCGGCTCGTCGCGCCCCCGGTCGGCCCAGACGTAGCTGTCGAACTCGTCCTCCGTCCGGCACGGCTTCTTGGCGTCGTCCAGCTCCTGGTCGCGCTCGACCAGCGAGTCGCGCAGCACGAACAGCCTGGGCAGGCCGTCGCCGGCGGGCCTCAGCCTCCTCTGGACGAACTCGATCCCGGCGGGGCGCGCCCCCATCTTCACGGCGGGCATGGTCGGCATCTTCAGCTCGGCCTCGAGCGTGGCCCTGCCCTCGGCGTCGTGGTCGCAGACGATCCCCAGCGGGGCCGGCTGCCCCTCGGTGGCCGCGAGGATCGCCTTCGCGTGGTCGCTGACCAGTTGCTTGGTGCGATAGATCTGCCGCACGAGGTAGAGCCGGCCGTCGCCGTCGATCGCCCAGTGCTGCCAGACGAAGGGGTTGGTGTAGCCGAAGTCCACGACCCAGACCCTCGGCCAGTGCGCGGGCACGGCGAACCGGGGGAGCAGGTGGACGGCGGGGTCCCACTCGGGGTAGACGACGCCCTCGGCCTGCACCCAGCGGCCGTGGCGGAGCCGCAGCCTGCGCGGGCCGGTCAGGGCGTCCAGGACGGCCAGGTAGGCGCGGCCCTCCGGGGTCCAGCCCTTGCCGTCGAAGAGGCGGGGGTTGTCCTCGTGGCGGCTGTCGAGCATCGCGACGCGGCCGGAGTCGGCGCGGCGCTTGAGCCAGTGGGTGGGGCGGTCCGGGTTGCAGTCGGCGAGGATCTGCTGCAGCGGCATCCGGCCGTTGCGGAGGCGGGTGGTGAGGTTCTCCCACTCCGTCTCGGACAGCTCCGTCGCCTCGTTGACGTAGACCTGGTCGTACTGCCCCGAGAAGACCTTCTGCCCCTCCCGGTCCAGGCCGCCGACGACCACGACGGACCCGTTCGGGTAGCGGTACTCCTGCTCGGTGGTCCGCCAGACGGCACCGTCCAGGGACGGGTCGACCTCCTTGTCGAACGTGACCAGCGCGGTCTGGGTGAGCGAGGTCCTCGTCTTGCGGCAGAGGAGCGTGCGGCTGCCCGGGTGCTTCAGGGCGCGGAGGTGGACCAGCTCGAGCAGGCCGCGGGTCTTGCCGGTGCCGGCCGGGCCGCAGACGACCAGCTCCTTGTCGCGGGAGACCCAGGCGTCGCGCACGGCCCCGATCGGGCGGAAGTCGACGTGCCGGACGTCACGCGACGTCGCCGTCCGGGTCGATGCCGACATAGCGCCTCACGGTGATCGGCCCCCCGCCCCGGCCGGTGACCTCCAGGCGGTCGCGGTAGCGCCGCCACCGGAGGAGCTGGGCGAGCAGCGCGTCGGAGTACTTCCGCACGGCCAGGGGGGCGAAGCGGGCACCCGGCTCGGCCCGGTCGCAGGGGAGGCCGTCCGGCCCGACCCACTCGCCCATCATCTCGCCCTGGTAGATGACCGGCTCGAGGTAGCCCTCCGAGCCCCGGCGGATCGCCTCCCGCTCCATCGAGTCGGTGGCGTCCTCCAGGGCGGCGGCCAGGGCGTCGGCGAAGTCGGGGTCGGAGTCCCGCCGCTGGTAGACGTTGGTCCGGCTGCAGCCGGCGGCCTCGCAGGCGTGCAGGATGGTGCCGGCGGAGCGGAGGCAGGCGAGGAAGGCCGGGGCCCAGTCGGGCTTCGACCGGGCCTTCCGCGTTCGCTTTGTTCGCTTCTTCGCCTTCGCCACGCCCTACTCCTTGCTCGCGTACGCCTTGCGGACGTGCCGGACGATGTAGCTGTTCAACCCGATCCCGGCCCGCGCGAACGCCTTCAGCCGGCCCAGGTGGGCGCTGCCGCACGACGCGAGGGTGTAGGTGTAGGTCAGCCCGTCGGCGAAGCGGACCCTGACGAAGTCCTCGCCGATCTCGTAGCCCTTGACGTTGGAGTTGCCGCCGAGGTTCGGGTACGCCTGCATGGTCCACCTCCGTACTTCCCGCTAAGATTCGCACAGGCCAGCATGATTCGCTCCCGTGAGATGCGACCATACTCTCCCGTTCCGAATGCCCCTCACCGTGTGCCTGCTGACTCCAAACTCCTGGGCCAGCGACTGGCAAACCCCCTTTATCTTGGGGCGAGAGAAAATCTCCAGCACGTCGGATTCGCTCAAAGTGGATGCGTAGTGCGACTCACCTCGAGGCTGGGTCCCGTGGGTCCCGTGCCGTTTCTTGTCGTCCATGTTCTCCTGATGAGTTCCCCACGCGAGGTTGCCCAGCCGGTTGTTCTGCGGGTCGCCGTCGAGGTGCCGGCACTCCATCCCGTCTGGGCAGGGGCCGACGAACTCCTGAAGAACGAGGCGATGGACATACCGATCATGGCACGCCCCGCCCCAGTGGAGGCGCACGCCCAGGTACCCCGGCCCCGCCCTGAAAGGACTCATCCTCCACCACTCTCCCAGAAGGTGACTCATCTTCCCCCGCTGATTCCGTGACCAGACGCTGCCGTCGACGCCGACCCTGTACTGGGGCAGGCCGTAGATGTTCCTGTACTCGACCTGGGGTTGCCCGCCACAGGCCGAAGAGGTAGATTGCTCGAGCATGATCTGGTTCCTTTGAAACCGGGCCGTGAAGAGCCTGGCGGGTGTTGACGCACTCGGCGGGCTCGCTTTCTGTACGGAGGGCGTTGCTGCACTCGCGTACAGGCATTGTATCAGCCCCAGTGCACGACGGGGTGCAGGTTCTCGCCGGCGGCCACGCGGCGGGGCAGGTCGGGGTCGCGGGCCGACAGGGCGTCGAGGAGGCACTTGTCGACGGGCTCCGCGTCGAGGTGCAGGATGTAGCGGCGGGCCTCGTCCGCGTACGGGGCGTCGTCGCGGGCGAGCACCCCCACGCGCGTGACGACCAGGTCCGGCCGGTCGCCGGGGCTCCAGTGCAGGAGCGGCAGGATATCCTCCAGGGTCTCGGGCCGTATGAGGTAGCGCCTGGATTGCGCGCTCACCGGGCACCCCCGATCCGCTCCACCCGGTCGCCGGGGAACGGCAGCGACCAACTCACCGACGGCGGGGCGTCCACACGCATCGTCTCGGAGACGTGCAGGCAGCCGCCGTCGACCCGCCAAGTGCCGCGCCAGACCTCCCGGCCGCACGGCGAGACGGCCGAGTAGGAGCCGCACGGCGACAGGGTCATGTGATAGCGTGTGCCGTACCAGTGGAGCGTGTAGTGCCCGGCGACCGGCAGGGGCCTGACCGCCCTGGGGAACGGGGCCGGGGCCGAGCGGAGGTCGCAGCCCCGCAGCAGGGCGAGCACGGCCAGGGCGGCGAGCAGTCGGGTGATGAGGCGCATGGTCACTCCTTGGCGTTGGTCGGGTCGGGCACGCGGAAGAGCCGCAGCCGCCCGTACTGCCGGCTCTCGACCAGCCCCATGTCTTGCAGCCTGGCGAGCCGGTTGTTCATGGCGGTCGGCTTGCAGCCGGCCACCTTCGACAGTTCGGCCCCGGTCGCCTCCTTGCCGTGGGACGTCAGCAGGGCGAGGGTGTCGGCGTAGACGCCGGTCAGCTCGATCCGGCCCGCGCCCTTGCAGCACGGGCAGTTGACGGTCGGCACGGTTGCTCCTCATCCCTTGCCGGTCCCGCCGCACCTGTCGCAGCAGTCCCGCGTTTCTCCGTCCTCGCCCCTGCCGCCGCAGTCGGGGCAGTCGGGCAGTTGGAGGCAGTCGTAGCAGATGCGGAGGTAGCAGCCATCCACCTCGCGGACGGCCTCCTCGTAGGAGCATGGCCCCTCGCAGACGCAGCAGTAGGTGTGCTGTCGCACGGTCACTCCCTCCCCGGGATGGAATCGGGGGCCGCCCGTCGCATGCAGTCGCAGCCCCGGAAGTCGGCGTAGTCGTCGCAGCAGCCCCCCGGGGTGCCTCGCAGCAGTTCCACGTCCCTCCTGGTCCGCTCCCAGACCTTCTTCCGGCGGAAGTCGGACACGTCGATCGGGTGGGCCTGGAGCTGCGTCCTCTGGGCCTGAGCCAGCGTGTCGTAGTGCGGCTGACGCTCCGTGAGATCCACCGTTCACTCCCTCCCCAGGATCAGGTCGAGCGCCCAGCAGCCCCGGACGTGCGGGCCGGGCGAGCGCCGCTCATGCAGATGTGGCCGACAGGTATGACTGCCAGAAGGCGTCGAAGCCGACGCCGTAGTCGGTCAGGACGACCCGCCCCTCCGCGTCCCTCACGGCCCGGAGGTGCGTGCCGTTGGGCATCAGGACGCCATCGCCGTGCAGCGACCACGGCCTCGGGTGGTGTGCCCAGTAGCCGTTGCGGACGCCGGCCAGCCTGAGTCGGCGCTGAAAATCATCGTCGGTAATGGGTCACTCCTTGCCCAGGATCAGGTCGAGGACGTGGCATCCGCGAACGTGCGGACCTCGCAAAGGCTGCCAGCCGGTGTCGTGGCACACGTCGCACGCCCGCACGGGGTCGTGGGAGTGGCACGGCTCCCACCCTCGCAGGTGCCGCAGCAATGCCTCGTCGGTGCACCCCGCCTCCTCCAGGGCGTCGGACAGCACGGCGAGGCGGGCGGGGTCGAGGGTGCCGTCCGGCTGGCGCAGGTCGTAGGCGGCGTGGGCGAGCGCCTCGATCTGCCTCACCCACCACCCCCGCGAGAGTAGGTTCTGGTGAGGCTCCCACCGAGCCGCCGGCCGGAACGGGTTGCCGACGATCTCGCGGAGGAGGTCGGCGACGTGGGGGAGCGAGGCCGGGCGCATGGCCGAAATGGACCCCACGACTCCCCTCGCCGCCTGGTCGCCCGTCTCGTCCATCGCGTGCCATTGGTCGTCGTGCGGCCCCTCGTCGCCGCGTACGCCCGTCTCGGCCCACAGTTCGGCGCGAAGGATCATGTCCGCGTGTTCGGCTACGATGTCCGCCCGGTCCCTGGCGTGGCCGCCGCACAGCACTGACGCGGCGCAGGCGAAGAGGCGGAGTTTCCGCTCCGTCACCCGGTGCGAATAGGGTGCCCCCGTCCGGTCGAGGCCGACCACGCCTGCGGGGTGCGGGCCGCCGATCCACCGCAGCATCGCCAGAGGGTCGTCGCCGGCCAGCCATTCGGACTCGGTCATAGCTCCCCCTTCCCGAGCGGCATCAGCGCGACGCCGTGCTGGTCGTAGAACGCCTCGTGCAGCAGGAACACCTGGCGGGGCTTCAGCCCCCGCGAGGACAGCCGGCGGCAGACGGCCCGGAACGAGGCCCGGTCCAGCGACCGACCGATCAGCGCCCGGAAGTGGGCCGGGCACAGGTGCAGGGCCAGGTAGCCCGCCGCCTCCCCGAGCGGGGCCGTCAGGTAGTCGGCCACCCCGGGCGCGTCGCACGCCCAGCAGCGGCCGTCCACCACGGGCACCTTGACGACGAGGTCCTCGTCGCCCAGGGCGAGCCGCTCCTGGCAGTCCGGGCAGACCGGCTCGTCGCCGAGGAGGTCCCAGGGGCAGCCGGTCGCCTTGCAGATCGAGCAGGGGTCGCACTTCACTCGTCCATCCTCCAGCTGAACGTCACGTGGATCGGCAGGCACGGCACCAGGCAGACGTACAGGTGCAGTTCCCCGCGCGTGCTCTCGTCGGTCAGCATCTCGACGTGGGTCTCCAGCCTGGCCCCCGTCTCCGCGCACTCCGTGCTGACCGTCCAGGTCGGCCCGGCCAGCCTCCACTTACGCACCCAGTACAGACCGAGCCACAGGTCCCTCGGCTCGAACTCGACCGCGACCTTCATCATCCCGCGCCCCCTTCCCCCGCCCTCATCTTCTCGATGGCCTCGGCCACCTGGTCGGCGCGCCACCGGACCAGCTTGCGGTTCCAGTGGACGCCCTGGGGCATCTTGCCGGCCTTCACCAGCCGCCACAACGTCCTGGTGCTGACCTGCAGCCTCTCGGCCACCTGGGTCGCCGTGAGGAGTTCGGGGATCTCGCTCGGCTCGCTCATCCCCGCTGCCTCCTGTATTCGCCGAGGACCTGGGCCGCCTGGTCGAGTGACAGGCCGACCGAGGTCGTCAGGAAGTCGACCAGGCCCGCCTCCAACTCGGCCACGGCGGCGCATTCCGCGATGTCCCTGGACAGCTTGTAGGCCGACTCGGTGTCCAGCTGGCCGATCGGCCTGCCGTCGAACTCGATCGCCACGATCCCCTCTTTCGTCCGGTGGGAGACCAGGTTCCTGACCGTGATCGTCCCCTGCGGCTTGTCACTCAATCGACTCCTCCTTCGCGTTCGGGCACCCGTCGTCGGCCATGCGGTCGATCGCCTCGGCGTGCTCCCGGTCCCCCTCGCAGCAGTGGACGACTCCCCGCTGCGCGCAGGCCCTGCAGGGGGCGTGCGCGAAACACCTCAGGCCCGGGCTCCACGCCCAGACGAAGCCCTTGCCGCGGCACTCCGGGCAGATCATGTGTCCTCCCGGAAGAAGTCCCGGAACCACTCCCGCAGGTCCGGGTAGATCAGCGTCCGCACCTCCCGGAACGTCGGCCACCGGCCGCCGCGCGGGAACGACATGGCGATGGGCTCGTCCCACCCGAACAGCTCGACCTGCCGGCGGACGGCGGGCCGGTCGAGCCAGCGGTTCTGGAGTTCGCGCAACTCCTTGCGTTCCGCGTCAGTCATGCCACCCTCCTTCGCCCGCGCACTCCGGGCAGACCTCGTCCAGTTCGGGCCGCGCGCAGCAACAGCAGTCCTCGCCGCAGTCGTGGAACCCGCCCTGGCCGCCGCAGTACCAGCACGGCTCCCACCCGCCCTCGTCCCAGTCGTCCTCGTGGTCGTCGTCGGGCGAGTAGAACGGGTTGTCGTCGTCGGCCCAGTTCGCCGGGCAGTCGGCCCCGACGCAGGGGGCCTGCCCGCAGTACTCGCACAGGTCGGGGCAGGCCGGATTCGCCATCAGGGCCGCCCCCTGATCTCGAGGACGTGGGTCGGCCACCAGGTGCCGTCGCCGCGCTTCACCGCCTCGCGGATCAGCCACGGCGCGACCTGGCCGGTCCACTCCGCCCTCGGCACCCACCCGCCGACGCCGATGCAGTTGACGTCGAACACCATCGCCGGCGTCGTGGCTATCCAGTGGGTGTGGCGGTAGCGGGCCATGATCGGCACCCCCGCCCCGGTCCACGGGCCGCCCCACTGGATGCGGGTCAGGGCGAGGGGCGAGTCGAACAGGGGCTGCTTCTCGCCGTCGCCCCGGTAGGCAAGCCGGTAGTCCACCTTCAGCCGGTTGAGGACGTCGTGCATCAGCGTCGGGTTGGTGTAGCCCTTCGCCGCGAAGCCGGGCATGTGCGGCCGCAGCTCGTCGGGCGTCATGGACAGGGCAGCGCAGATCGCCCCCGGCCCGCAGTTGAAGCCCCAGGAGGCGTGGGCGGCCTGGGCCTCCTCCCAGCCGAATCGGAGCGGGATCACAGGTTGCCCTCCAGGATGAGCCAGTGGGGTATGCCGATCTCCGACCGCCAGTGCCGGTCGGCCTGGCGGCCGTCGCCGGACAGTTCGGCGAACCGGGCGGGGATCGACCCCACCCACTTCGCCATGACGGACGCCATCGCCATCGTCAGTCTCAGCAGCCTGATCTCGTCCGCGATCCGGCAGTCGCCGGGGAACGAGGCGGAGTAGTGCAGCCAGACGCGCCCCGTCGCGTCGCGCTCGCGGCTGACGATCAGGCGGAGGCCGTCGTCGAAGTCGAAGACGTTGGCCCGGACCTCGCCGGGGCGGATGCACCCGCCCTCGACGACCGCCCGCTGGTCGTACGTGTGCGCCAGGGCCGCCCGGTATCGGGCCTTCAGCTCGGCGACCGGCCGCGGTTCGTTGGGCAGCATCAGAGCCTGTCCTCCTGCACGGTCTTCGCCCGGTCGGGCACGGCGAACAGTTCCCCCTTCGGGACCGCGGGCCGGGCCTCGGGACGCTCGAACTCGACGCCGACCTTGCCGTCGAAGTCGTACACGTCCCTGGCCTCCAGCTCGCAGCCGGCGGCCCTGCTGGCGTGGGCCGACAGCTGGGCCAGCGACGGCCAGCGGTCGGGGTCGTCCAGGCCGTCCTCGCCCCAGTTGCCGAGGTCGTCCTGGCCGGCCACGGCGTAGGCGCGGTCCGGGAGCAGGTAGAGCCGGTAGGACGCCCGCCTGTCGCCCTCCCGCCAGATCAGCGTGCCCCGGTCGGTGGCCCGGAGGCAGTCGGGGCACTTGGCCGCGGTCGGGGCCAACTCCCGGCACTGGCCGCAGACGGCGCAGGGCTGCTTGTGGGGGGCCGTGACAGTTGGTGGCAGGTTTTCCGGGGGTTCGGCGGCGGCCAACCTCTCGCCGGCGGCGGCCTCGGCCTCCCGCCTCAGCGCCTCGTAGCCGCCCAGCCCGCAGGCCCGGCACCACGGGCCGCCGGACCGCTCCTGCCTCTCCGCCCCGCAGTCCGGGCAGGGGCCGTGCGGTGTCGGGGCCGGCGCGGAGGGGGCCGCCGGCTCGGCCTTCTTCTTCGGCTGCTTCTTCGCCTTCGGCTTCGGGACGCCCAGGTCCTTCCTCACGCGGGCGACGAGCGCGGGGCCGGCGAGGGTGGCCTCCCGGCCGAACCCCGGCTTGCAGTCGACCCACAGCATCGGCACGCCGTCGCGCGAGGTCGCCCACCACGACAGGCCGTCGTCGCCGGGGTGCGTCACGCCGCCGCCGAGGTTGGAACTGTCGGGCGTCCCGCCGAACATGTCGCACAGCGCGGCGGCGAGGTCCTCGTCGGACGCGCCCACCAGGCGCATCGCCTCGAACTTCGCCCGGCCCCTTTTGGTGGCCTCCTGGACGGCGGCCGTGGCCCGCTCCGGGGTGCCCTTCGCCGGCCAGATGCGCGGTGCCGGCTCGCGGGGAGGCGGCGGGGTCTGCTCGGCGGGCGGCGGGAGCAGCCCCATCGCGGCCAGCTCCTGCTCGGCCGTGGGCGTCGCCGCCGGCGCAACATTTTGCGTTGCGCGGGGGTCGATGTCCCCCTTCAGCATCTCCAGCATGGCGGCCTGCTGCTTCTTCCAGCCCGGCTGGCCGTCGCGGGCATCGCCGCCGAAGAACCGGAGCGCCTCCCGGCGGAACGACTCCACGGCGTCCGCACGGCTCGGGTGGGCGATCCACGGCGACGACGAGCCGTTCGCCGGCGACCACTGGAACCTGTCGCGGATGGCCCAGCGGCCGTCGGGCAGGGGCGCGACCTCGTACTCGGCCCGGGCGCTCTTCGCCGCCTGCTTGCCCTTCACCGACTCGAACGCCCTCACCCCCTCGGTCGCCTTCGAGGCCGGGTCGCGGACGTTCGCGGCCCAGGCGGCGAAGCTCGGCTCGCCGTGCAGGCCCCGGCCTTCCCCGGCCCCGTCGTCGTCCTCGGCCAGTTCCTCGGAGGCCCCCGACTCCAGGGCGGCGGCGCTCATGTGCTGGGCGGCCCGTATCAGGCTCGGCGGCCCGGTGAGCGTCGTCACCTCGTCGCCGAGGGGGACGACCCCGGGCGTTACATTTTTTGTAACGCCCGGCGCAAGGTGGGAAGCTACTCCCCCCGCAGGCCCGATCGGCCCCAGTTCGGCGAGGGCCTGGGCGTACGCCTCCTTCGCCCTCTCGTGGGCCAGGCCCGTGGCCTCGACCTCGGCCTCGGCCCGGTCGGCGCGGTCGAGCAGTTCCCGCAGCCGGCGGCGCCCCAGGGCCGCCGGCGATTCGCTGATCATCATCTGCTGCATGATTCCTCCTTCATTTCGAGGCGCGGAGTCTTCTGCCCCGCGCGTCGGTCGGTTGCTGGGACGCGGGCGGGGTCGGTTCCGCCCTGCCCAGGGCGGCCTGGACGTTCTTGACGGCCTGCCGGTAGTAGCTGGCCTTGAGTTCGACGCCGACGGCCATCCGCCCCATCGCCACCGCGGCGTGGGCCTCGGAGCCGACCCCCATGAACGGGGTCAGGACCGCGTCGCCCGGGTTGCTCCAGAGCGACAGGCACCGCTCGATGACGTCGAGCTGGAGCGGGCAGACGTGCCGCTCCTCGTCGCTCTCGGCGGCGTGCTGGTAGGGCAGCAGCCGGTCGCGGCGGACGTCCATCCAGACCGGCGAGGCGTACTGGCGGTAGATCCAGTGCGACAGGGAGTTCTTCCGCTGGTCGCCGGTGTAGCCCTCGAACTCGCGGAGCAGCTCCGGGGCGGGCTGGTTCTCGCCGGCGTAGTTGCTGAAGCCGTCGGCGTGGGTGATCGGCTCCGGGTTCTTGCCGGCCTTCTTGAACACCAGCAGGTAGTCGGCCGGGGCCAGGCGGCTGCACGACGCCTCCTCGACGATCGTCTTGTGCTGGAGCGTCTTCATCCGGGTCCGGCGCGCGAAGTCCCAGGCGTCCTTCCAGATCGTCACCCGGCAGAAGTAGTGCATCCCCTCCGCCTCGTGGACGCGGATGACGTCGCCGGGGAAGTCGTGCTGGTAGAGGACGCCCCGCTTCAGGTCGGTGCAGTGGACGCAGCTGAGCCGGCCGGGCTTCGTGAGCCGGGCGACCTCGCGGACGACGAAGCGGTACTGCTCGATCGCCTCGGCGTAGCTCACGCAGTTGCACATGTCGCGCGGGTCGTCGCTGTACTGGTACAACTCCGGGAACGGCGGCGAGTAGACCGACAGGCCGACCGATTCGGCCGGGAGCCCCGGCATGACCTCCATGCAGTCGGCGTGGTAGAGGGCGTAGCGCTCGGCTATCAGCTGGTCGCGGACGGGCACGGCTCGCCTCCCTTCAGCCACGGCGGCGCGACGAGGGGCTTCGTGTGGCCGTCGTCGCTCTCCAGCGCCAGGGCGTCGTTCATGTACCTGACCAGGTTGGCGAACATCGCCTCGGCCTGGGCCGCCTTCCGCTCCAGGCCGTCGAGCACCCCGGACTCGCCCAGGGCGGAGACGACGTGGACCGTCACCGGCCCCCGGCGGCCGAACCGCCAGCACCTCCTGATGGCTTGGTAGGTCTGCTCGAAGCTGAAGCTGGGGAAGATCGTCATATCGCCGCAGTGCTGGTAGTTCATTCCCCAGCAGGCGACCCTGGGCTTGCTCACCAGGCAGCGGATGTTGCCGCGTGCGAAGTCGTTCAGGGCGGCCTCCTTGAACTCGTCGGAGTGCCTCCCGGCGACCTCGACGGCCCCGGGTATCAGCTTCGACAGCAACTCGCCCTCCTCGTTGTAATGGCACCAGGCGATGGCCGGGCGGTCGTGGTCGAGCAGTTCGGCCGCCTTCTCGCACCGCTCGTTCAGGGAGCGGTGCCTCTCCTCGCGCTGCTCGTGCAGGTAGACCGCCGGGCGGGGGTACAGCTCCCCCTCGGGGACGAACGGCACCTCGGTGACGTGGCGGCGGTACTCCAGGGGCGGCAGCACGAACGCCGACCCGTCGAAGCCCAGGTCGGCCGGTGAGCGGAGGGCGCGGGCCCAGGAGGCGACCCACCGCCAGAACGGCTGCTCGGAGTGCGGCTTGAACCAGTACTTGAGCTTGTTCCAGAAGTCGTCCTCCTTGAACACGGTGTGCCGCATGTTCTCCGTCTCGCGGAAGAAGTAGCCGAGCATGTCGCTCTGCGTCATCACGCCCAGGCACTCCGACTGCGTGCCCAGCTCGATGAAGTCGTTGGGGCTCGGCGTCGCGGTGCAGAGCAGGCGGTACGGCATCTTCGAGAAGAACCGGACGACCTGCTTCCGCCTGCGGCCGTCGAACGCCTTGATCGCGCTGGACTCGTCGGCCACGGCCCCCGCGAAGTCTTCCGGGTCGAACAGGTGCAGCTTCTCGTAGTTCGTGACCGTGATCCGCCGCGGCGTGCCGTCGCGGGAGACCTCGGCCTCGACGCCGAACTTGTCGGCCTCCCGCTTGATCTGGGCGGCCACCGCCAGCGGGCAGACGACCAGGACGGGCCTGTCGGCCTTGCGGGCCACGTTCTCCGCCCAGGTGAGCAGCATCGGCGTCTTGCCCAGGCCGCAGTCGGCGAAGATCGCCGCGCGGCCCCGGCGGACGGCCCAGTCGACCAGGTGGGACTGGAAGTCGAACAGGAAGTCCGGCAGCCACACAGGCTCGAACCCGCCGCCGGCGGGCAGCTGCGTCTTCCGGTGCAGGAAGTCGCGGTAGGTCATCCGCACCGCCCCCCTTCCGTGCCCGTGGTGTCCTCGTGCCCGCACCCGCCGGGGCACGTCTCGGCCGCCTGCGACAGCCGCTCGAGCAGGGCGAACACCAGCCCGCCCTTGACGCCCAGGCAGTGCGCCAGGCAGCCGGCGATCGCCACCCGGCGGTGGCCGCAGACGGCACCCCCGTGGGCCTCCCGCTCGTGCGAGCGGGCCAGCTCCACGGCGGCCGCGTGGATCGCCACCAGGCCGCCGGGGCGTTCCGCCGGGGCGGGTCGCGGGTCCGGGTCCGTCCGGGCGGACACCTCGCCGCGCGCCAGGGCGTCCTCGAACTCGGCGTCGGCCCCCTCCGAGACGCCGATCGCCGAGACGTACACGGTGACGGCGTGGCCCCCCGGCGTGGTGCCCGACCAGGCCCGGCACAGGGTGCCGCCGTCCAGCAGGGCGACGACGGGCGTCGATTCGATGGTCAGCTTCACGAGTCCCCCTTCGCTTCGTTGGCGGCCGCGAGCCCCGCCTCGGTGGGGCGGACCCTCGTCGGCTCGCGGGTGGGCAGGCCGGCCGGCCTCGGGGCCACGAGCCCCAGGCCCCGCAGGGCCGCCAGGTGCATCCGCACGGTCTTCTCGGAGAGCCCCAGGTGGGCGGCGGCCTGGGCCACGGTCGGCCCGGAGGCTACCCCCAGCCGGAGCAGCCGCAGCTGGGCGGGCGTCGGGCCGGCCTTCGCCTTGCGGGCCTTGCCGGCCGCCTTCAGGCCGGCGGCGGTGCAGGCCATCGGCACCGCCTCGTCCCAGTCGGCAGTCTTCGGCCGGGGCTCGAGGTAGCCCATGCCGACCAGGGCGGAGCGAAGGCAACGGACCGTCGTGATCCGCAGCGACAGGGCGGCCGCCGCCTCCGCGGCCGTGGGCCTGGTCGCCGCCGCCAGGCGGAGCAGCCGCCACTGCGTCTCGGTCAGCCGCGGCCTGGGCGCGCCCCTGGGCCGCCGGGGCCGGTCCCCCGGCGTCGGGGCCGACCGGATCAGGTCCTTGATTCGCCAGAACTTCACCTCCACCCTCCTTCCCGCGCCAGCCTGAACACCTCGAGCAGGAACGCTTCGGCCCTGGACCCGACGCCCGGGCTGCCCGACTCCCGGTTGCCGGCGACGTTGAGCACCCGCACGCCGAGGCCGGTGAGCCAACCGGCCACGGCCCCGGCGTCGGGCCCCCGGCAGAGGTCCTGGACGCAGTGAGGCTTGAGCTGGCCGCGCAGCTCGGTCAGGGCCAACTGCGTGCCCCGCGAGCCGTAGCCGACGATGCCGCAGACCAGGAGGAGCGTCGCGCCGGCCGAGCCGATGTTGGCCCGCGTCCGGGCCGGGTAGTCGACCACTCGCATCTCCTCCAGGCCGTAGTCGGCCAGCCAGGGGGCCGGGCCGTCCTCCGTCAGCCAGCCCCTGGGTGCCCAGCCGCCGGTTTCTATGCCGAGCGCCTTCGCGGCCCTCAGTGCCGCCTGGTCGACGCCGGTCTGCCCTCCGCTGATGACCTTCACCGTGGCCTCCTTCTTGCTTCAGGATGCTTGCCGTCCTCCAGGACGACCTTCTCGCACGACACCTGGGGGTCGACCCTCAGCAGCCTCGCCCAGCAGCCCCACCGGGTGAGGCCCTCGCAGACGCGACGCCAGTCGCCGCCGGCGGCCCTCACCCAGCCGCGGTACACGGGTCGCCCTCCCCGGCGGCGAGCCGGCGGCACTCGGCGTGGGCCGCGGCTGGGCTGTGGTGCGACGAGGCGGCCTCGCCGGCCGGGCCGACGACCCGCCAGGCCGGGGCCTCCGCGGGCACGCCGAGCGCCTCCCGGAGCCGGTCGCCCGCCTCGCCCTCCTCGAACCGCAGCACGAGCCGCGCGCCCACCAGGCGGATGCCCCGCGACGTGTTGCTGCCGTACTCGATCAGGCCGCGGCGGGCGAGGGGCCTGAGGTGGCACACCAGCCCGTTGGTCGATTTGATGCCCAGCGCCGTCATCAACTCCCGGATGGTGGGCGGCCGGCCGTTCTCCTCCTGGTGGGCGGCGATGGCCCGCAGGACCTCGGCCTGGCGGGCGGTGGGCGGGGTGTCGGTCGTGGTCATCGGTCGGACTCCCGGTCGGGGGTGTACGGTGTACGAAATTCCCGAGTCTCCTAGATGTCCGGCGAATTTCGTACACCGTACATCGGACCCGGGTTCAGTCCCAAGGCGTTGTCACGTCGTCACTTGCGGCGATCGACCACCACTTCCGGCCGTCCACCACCGACTCGACGGCGTACACCGCCTTCATCGCCCGGTACAGGACCGGGGCGGAGTAGCCCGCGGCCTCGGCCTCGTTCCTGAGGGCGGACACCCGGGCCGGGCCGCCGGAGAGCCGGGACCGGAGCCAGTCGGCGCAGGGGCCGGCGGGGCCGGCCCGCGGGCCCGCGGGCGGCTGGCCCCCGGCGTAGCCGGGCATGCCCGGCTCGAGGGGCTGGGGGGCCTTCGGCGGCTTCGAGTCGTACTCGTTGCCCCCGTCGCCCATCGTCAGGCCCAGGGGCTCCGGCTTCCTGGAGTTGGTCTTCACCACCTCGAGGGACCGCCGCGGGTCGTCCGGGTCGGGCTTCTCCATGCGGATGGCCACCCGCACCTTCTCCATCACGCGGCGGCCCAGGAACTTGCCGCTGGCGTTGAGGTGCGTGAGGCACAGGACGGTCGTCCGGTAGCGGCGGGCCAGGACCTGGAGCGGCTGGTAGAACGCGCGGGCGTCCTCCTGGCGCGACAGGTTGCGGTCGGTGGCGTTGCCGACGGTGTCCACGACCACCAGGGCCGGCCGGACCTTCTGCACGCGCAGCTCGAGGTCGCGGAAGTCGTCGTCGTCCTCCAGGTTGACGCCCCCGTACGGGTCGTCGGCCCAGGCGTTGATCATGAGGCTCGACTCGATCCCGAACGAGCGGGCCAGGCTCACCATCTCGTCGTGGTGGTTGTCGCTCACCACCCACAGCGCCTTGCTGTCGGCGGGGATGCCGATCGGCCTGCCGTCGGGCCACCCCGCGCCGTGCCGGACCCGCCGGACCAGGTCGGCGCAGAACCGCGTCTTGCCGGTCCCGCCCTCGGCGGCCACCGCGACCAGCACCCCGCGCGGCAGCCAGCCCTCCCAGAGCCAGGACACCTCGGAGCCGCACCGCTCCAGGTCGGCGATGGTGGCCACCGCGCGGGCGTCCTCCTCGGCGCTGGGCTCGGCCGGGAGCTCCACCTGGGGGGCCCTCTTCCGCGACCCGCCCGCCGCCGGCGAGCCGAACCCCTGCGTGCGCAGCATGGCCGCGCACCGGGCCAGGTCGCCGTTGCACTCCAGCAGGGCCAGCGCCCGGAACTTGCCGTACGCCCTGCCGTCCTCGAAGGGGTCGGCGTTGGAGGAGAACACCCGCAGCAGGTCCGCGCCGCCCGAGGCGCACCGCCCCGTCGTGGCGCTCCAGCCGCGCGGCTTGCCCGGCCGCCGCCACCTCCGCTCGCCGCCCAAGGAGCCGGAGGCCAGCTCCCAGCCGTAGCGCGGGAGGATGTCCGCCCAGTCCCAGCCCCGCCGGTCGAAGTCGTCGCCGGGGCGGAGGTCGTTGCCCGGCGTGCTCCTGGGCACCGGCTCGGGGGCGGGCGTCGAGCGGTCGAACGAGCGGGCGCAGGCGACCAGGAAGTCCCGCTCGTCGATCGAGATGGAGTCGAGCTCGACGAGCGGACGGCCGGAGTGGTGCTCGTAGGTCCGGCCCGTCTCGTGGCAGGCCGGGGGGCAGCCGGGCACCAGGGCGTAGCCGCCCTCGCCGCGCGTCTCGATGATGGTCAGGGCGGCCTTGCGGCCCTCGCGCTTCGCGGCGGCCTTCTCGGCCTCCTTCTCCTTCTCCGAGAGGACGGCCAGCTTGGCGTTGCCCGGCGTGTGCATGTCGGGGCACCGCAGCCAGACGTGATAGCCCTTCGGCGTCTTCACGATCGACACGCGATTGAGCAGGTCGGGCCACTCGGCCTCGACCAGGGCGAGCCAGGCCGGAAACACCGAGTCGGCGTCGCGGTCGAAGTCGATCACCTCGAGCCCCAGCGACACCTCGCCGCAGACGAAGGCGATGCCCGGCGTCGGCGTCCTGGCGTACCACTCGCGCACGAGCGACTCGCTCGGCGGCTCGCGCATGTGCTCCTTCCAGGAGCGCGTCGCCGGGGTCTTCAGCCCGTCGGGCGTGACCGGGACGATGGAGTAGTGCGCCGCCAGGTAGGCCAGGGCGTGCTCGAGGGTCGTCATCCTAGCCGTCCTTCTTCAAGAACTCCGAGTACGCCTCGGCCGTCAGGTGGTAGCCGTCCGACTCCTTGACGAACCAGTGGTGCTTCACCGCGGCGTAGACCTGCCACGCCTGGAGCCTGGCCCGCTTCGCCAGCGCCTCGACCGACTTCGCGGGCCCGCCCAGCTGGATCGTCTGGGCGACCGTCTCGAGCACGTCGGCCGCGACCTTCTTCGGCGGCGGCTCCGGCGGCAGGCTGAACGGCTCCTCAGCGCCGGGGTCGTCCTTCCCGGCCGGCTCGGGGTCCGGCTTCGACTCCGGCGGGGCCTGCGGCCCCGCGGCCTGCCCGTCGCGCCTCGGCGGCGGCATGGCGTCCCGGATCGCACGGAGCACCCTCAGTTCCTGGCCCCTCGCCGCGATCAGCTCGTCGAGGGCCGAGAGCGGGTCCCCGAGCGACTGCACGCCGCGGATGGCCTCCAGGAGTTGTTCGGCCTGGTTCACGCGGCACCCCTCAGTCTGGCCATCGCGCAGAGCTTCCGCCACGCCTGGCGGTCCCTCCTGGCCTCCCGCCGCCTCGCCCCGCGCTCCGCCTTCCACTTGAGCTTCCTCACGGCTACCTCCGCTTCTCGCGGCCCATGAGGAGCCCCAGCTTCCACTGGGACTCCTTCACCCTCCGCTTCGCCTGGGCCAGCGCCTTGGTGAGTTCGCGGACGCGCTCCTCGGCGTCCTCCTTCTCGGCCATCGCGTGCTGCAGGTTCTCCAGCCTCTTGTTCGCGTCGTCGAGGTCGAGCCGCAGCTGCTCCGGGTCGTCCATCGGGTCACACCGCCTTCGCCGCGTCGGGCAGCTCGGCCAGCCAGGCCAGCGCCTGGGCGACCTGGCCGCAGGTGAGCGACTCGCCCTTCTTGAGCCTGAACTTCTTCAGCACCCGGTCGATGCTCTCCCCCTTGCGGTCGAGCGCGGCGTCGAGCTGCTCGAGCTGTTTCTCCGGGGCCGGGCCGCGCGCCGCCTCGCGGGCGGCCTCGAAGCGCTTGACCTCGTCGCGCGCCCCGTCCACCTGCTCCTGGCTCCACCTGCTCATGTCCGCCGGCCAGTTGAACTGCTTGCCCTCGGCCGCGACGTGCTTCACCAGCTCGCCGGCCCTGATGAGGCCCTTGGCGGCCAGCCTGGCGTCGTACTCCTGCAGGCCGGTCACGAAGTCCTTCTTCGCAGGCGGCGGGGCGGGGGCGTTCTGCCCGGTCGGCTTCGCGGCGGCCGGGTCGCGCAGGGAGTCGGCCCCGCGCCCGGGGGCGGACGGCTCCAGCCTGGGCGTGCCGACGAGCTGCTTGCGCTGCGGGTCGTAGTCGACCCACTGGGGCTTCGAGCGGTAGAGGAACCGGCCGATGCCGAACTTCACCGCGGCCCGCTTGAGCGAGTCGCTGAACGCGGCCTTGCGGCGGTCGCCCTCGTCGGGCTGCTCGCTCTCGCCGCCGACGTCCTCCTTGACGATCCACTCCCCGGCCAGCCGGACCTTCAGCCGGCACACGACCGACCCGTCCGGCAGGACCTCGTACATGTCCTGCCAGTTGATCACCCCGACCACCTCGTCGAGGCGGTCCATGATCACGCGGGCGTCGACGTAGGGGATGGCCAGGGCGCGGTTCCCCTTGACCGAGGTCGGCTTCCACTTGATCTCGGCCGGGTCGAACGGGGCGGCCAGCGCGGCCAGGACCTCTTCAGGGCTGCGGTTCTGCTGAGACATCGGGCTCCACCTCGGGTGAGAATTCCTCGCCGTGCGACAGCTCCCACGGCGTGGCCATCGATTTCGGGGTCACGAAGGGCGAGCGGCTCCGGGCGTCCCGCTTCGGGTCGTCCTCCCTGCACAGCAGGGCCGGCTCGCGCCACAGGTTTGCGTACTTCCGCGCCAGTTCGGCGTGCGGGTCGCCCGGCGGGGGCGATTCGGCGGCCGGCCCGGGCGTGGGTTCGGCGTCGTCGGGGGCCTCGGCCTGGTCGGCCTCGTCGGGCCCGAGGGCCGCCCCGGCCGCCTCGGCGATCCGGCCGAGCACGCCGCGGAGGCGGGCCAGCCTCGCGGGCGTGGCCCCGGCCGAGGCGATCAGGGCCTCGCAGTCGCACGCCTCGAGGGCGAGCTGTTTCCAGGGGGTGCGGTCGTTCACGCGGCCCCCCTGTTCGACAGCGATCGGACCAGGGCGAAGATCGGACGCGCGGAGGCGACGTGCTTGCAACCCCTCGGGCCGTGCGGCCCCTTCCGGTAGCGGAACGACGGGCACGCGCACCGCCACGAGCCCTCTGGGGTCCTCGCGACCCGGTAGGGCGACTCGCCCTCGCCGTCGAGCCGCTCGACCAGGCAGGCCCACTCGTCGAGGCCCTCCGGGGCCGGCGAGACGCGGTAGCTGCGCACCTCGCCGTCCGCGTCGGGGATCTCCAGGGTGGCCAGGCCGCGCGCGTCGATCGACAGCACGGCGCACTCCTCGGCGGCGGTCACTGGTCGGCCTCCGACTCGGCCGCCGGGGAGGAGGCCAGCAGGTCGCCCAGGTGCAGGGCGGTCCCGGCCGACAGGTGGCCCACGAAATCCAGCACCCCCTGCTGGTCGAGCCTCCCGAGGATCTGGGCGGCCACCTCGGCCCCGTAGGCCGGGCCGCCCGTCAGCAGGATGATCTTGGCCTCGTTGTCGGCCCTCAACGTTCTCAGTTCGTTCGGCACGGTCGGCTCCGGTGGTTGGTGGTGGCGGTTGACGGTCGGCGGGCCGCGCGGGGAGGGCGAACCCAAGACGCCCCCGCCCGCGTTGCCCGGCCTTCAGCGGCCCTTCCCGGGCCGTGGCTTCGACTTCTGGCGCGGCTTCGGGCGGTCGTCGCGGGCCTCCGGGTCGTGGCGGCCGTTGCGGCGGGTGGCCCCGTCCGGGTCCCACCCCGGGGCGGAAGAGGGGCCGGCGGCGGGCAGGTCCGCCTCGTCGCTCTCGTCGGTGATGACCGGGGCCTGGCGGGAGTCGTGGCCGCACCCCTCGCACCTCTCCACGCCCCCGGAGCGGACCAAGCGGTAGGCGGAGCAGCGCGGGCACGGGTCGCCCTCGTAGCCCGCCTGGCGGGCCGAGCGGGCGCGTCCGATGTCCGGGATGGCGTCCAGTTCGGCGTCGCGCTCGGCCTGCTCGGCGGCGGGGGCCGTCGCCCGGATCGCCGCCTCGAGCTGCTCGGCGCGGCAGGGGGCCGGCACCTCGTCGCCGTCGAAGAAGCCCCGCATGGAGTGCTCCGGGACGATCGGGCCCTCGGGGGGCGGGGGAGGGGCGGAGTACGCGGAGTCCTCCACCTCGCACTCGAGGTCGTGGGCGAGCCGCTCCAGCGCGCCGGCCAGGTCGCAGGCCAGGCGGTGCATCTCGCGGCGGGCGGAGTCCACCGAGCGGAGCGACCGCTCGGCGGTGCGGCGGAACTGGTCCATCGAGCGGTCGAGCGAGCCGGACGCCTCCTCGACGACGCGGCAGGCGTCGTCCACCTGGAGGCCCAGGTGCTTCGCGGTCTGGGGGAGCCGCGCGAGCGCCCCGGGGAATGCGGTTCCTGCGATCGACATCGGTCTGGTCCTCTGGTTGGTCGTGGGGGGGGTGTTGCCCCGGGCGGGTGCCGGCGGGGCGGTTCGGGTCAACGCCTGGTGCGGGCCTCGAGCCACTCGATCGCCTTCTCGTACTCCGACTTCGTGGCCGGCGGCTGGGGCGTCGTGCAGGCCGCACAGTCGCAGGCCGACCGAGGGACCGTCGCCCGATGTCCGCAGCCAGAGCAGTCGCGGACGCGGATGTCGTTCATCGCGTGGCACCAGCTGCAGCTGACCTCGACGGTCGTCAGCGGCTCGATGGCGTGGTGCGCTTCGGTCTGGGACATCGTCGGCTCTCCTGGTCGATCGTCGGGCGTTGTGATGGAACTATACGCGCACCTCTTGCACCTGTCAACACATCTTGCACCGAATTTGTTGCTTCTCGAAACCTACCAGCCTAGAATAGTGCAAGACACATCAGATAAGGTCTGCTGCGTGCTGCACAAACTGATGTGCAGTATTGCATAGGGCACCGGAGAACGTCATGCTTGTCACCATGAGTGACACCCCAAAGAAGCGCGGGCGGAAGCCCGACCCGGAGAGCAAGCGGTCCACTGGTGCCGACCGGCACAGCGACCCGCGTTTCACCTTCCACCTCGAGAAGGACCTGCTCCAGGCCCTCGACGACTACTGCGCCTCGTTCCCGCACACGGTCGGCCGCGCCCAGGTGGTGCGCGACTCGCTCCGCGACTTCCTCCGGGACAAGGGGTTCTTCCCGCCAAAGAAGGGCGACTGAAGCCCCTTCCTCGCGAGGCGATGTACGGTGTACAGCGGGTCCGAGTCATCTAGGCGGCCCGGAGATTTCGTACAGCGTACATCGAGGCGGCCAGACTTCCGCAAACCTCAACGGGGAAACGACTTGCGGAAGTCAGCCGGCTTGTACGGCCCGATGTACAGCCGGCGGATGCGTACATCGGGCCGCCCCTCCCCCGCCGATTCGTGTTTCGTGTGAAGCCTATATAAGGCAATACACGAAACACGAAACTCTCTGGGGGCACGGTGGGGGAGGCGGGCGGGCCTCACACGCGGGCCTCGTCGAGCACCCGCGCCGCCCTCTTCTGCGCCGCGTCACATGTGCTCCGCCAGGAGCCGACGCGTCCTCTCCTCCCTGGCGGCCGTCCTGGCCGCGTGCTGCTTGCCCGCGCGGTGCCTGGGGCGCGCGACCGGCACCACGAAGGCCGCCACGTCGGCGCGGGCCAGGAGCAGCCGGCCGCCCCTCCTGCTCGCCCGGAGGTCGCCGCCCGGACCCAGCGGAGCAGGGACTTGACGTGACACCTCAGCTCGCGGGCGGCCTCCGCCGTCGTCATCCAGTCGCTCAAGACCCACCGCCCTTCTCCTCGTCGCGGTCGAGCCACTGCCGGACCCACTCCCCCTTGTACAGCACCTGCTTGCCGACCTTCTTGCTCCGCAGCTCGCCCGCCTCCCGCGCCCTGCGGAGCGAGTCGCCGTCGATGCCGGACACCCGCAGGGCGTCCTCGCCGTAGTACGCCTCCGGGTCGATTCTCAACGCGTTCATGGCGGCCCTCCTCTCGTGCGGCTCATTGTAATGCACGCCCGTACACTTCCGTGCGGTTGCGGAGGCATCGGCGGGTGAACACGCCCTTTTGCGTCGGAATGCGCCCGGTTCGGGCCGGTTTGCGTGGGCATTGGCGGGGAAACGGGGCGGCCGGCGGCGGCGCGCAAAAAAAACGCGCCCGAATCTTCGGGCGCGTTTCCGGTCAGGTCAGGCCAGGCCCGGGAACTCCTCGGGGAGCCTCCGGGAGAACGTCTCCTCCAGCCAGGGGCGGACGTCCGCCCACCTCCACTCGGCGGCCTGCCCGCGCCGGCCCTTGCGGGCGGGCGCGGGCATCTGGTCGCGGTAGTGCTCGAGGGCGCGCTTCTTGCGGTTGACGATCGCCGCCATCTGGTCCAGCGTCACGAGCTGCTCGTCGGGCGGCAGGGGCCGACCGATGAACGGCAGCGACTGCTGCTCGGGGGCCTGGACCGCCAGGCGGAGGGCGGCCATCTCCTCGCGCGACCGGACCACCTCCGAGCGGAGCCTGGCCATCTCCGCCGTCATCGACGCCAGCTCGGCCCTCACCTCGCCGACGGCGCGCAGCAGTTCCGAGACCTGGTTCATGAGGGGCGTCCCCGGGGCTACTCTGTTCCTGTACGAAAGTATACTCCCAGAGGGCCGCCCCGTCCGTCCAGGCCGGTTCCGCGGTCAGGACATTTTTCTGGCCACGTCGGCGGCGAGTTTGCCGTCGGGGCCGGAGTCGTAGCCCGCCGCGGACTGGATCGACTTCTGGCCCAGCATGACGCGCGCGGCCTCGAGGCCCATCTCGCGGGCGATCCTGCGCTTGGCCGCGTGCCGGCAGAGGTAGGGGTGGAAGTTCTCGACGCCCGCCTCGATGCCGGCGCGGCGGACCGCGTGGGCGTAGGTCTCCGCGCCGTAGTGGTCCTTGGCCCGGCGTATCGTGGGCCGGAAGAGGAACGCCGCCGGCGACTCGGCCTCGAGCAGGTAGGGCAGCAGGACGGCCTGGGCTTCGGGCCCGAGGTAGACGTGCCGCTCCTGGCCCCGCCAGTCGTTCTTGTGCTGGAACGGCGCGTAGACCCAGACGTCGGCGGAGCGGTCCACGTCGCAGGCCCGCATGATGCGGACCTCGCCCGACCGCATGCCGGTCAGGTACTGGAGCCTCAGCATCGCCGCCACGGGGCGCGGGCACGCCCGGCAGACCATCTCCAGCTCGGGCCCCTCGAAGGCCCGCCTCGCCTTCGTGTGCCTGGCCGTCGCGTCGTTGGCCGCGATCGGCGGCAGGCTGCACAGGTGGGCCCACCGCCCCTCCGGGACGTAGCCCTTCCGCTCGGCCCACCTCCAGACGGTCTTGACCCGGCCGCAGGCGCGGTTGCAGACGTTGGCGCACCAGCCGACCGGCCGCCTGCCGGACTTGCCCGCGGCCTTCCCCCGCTCGGCGTCGGTCATCCACGAGCCCGTCGCCATCGCCAGCCGCAGCCCCTCGAGCTGGTCGGAGCGGAACTCCGAGGCGGCCGTGGTGCCGAACAGCCGGGACAGGGGGCGGAGCGCGGCGCGGAAGTTCGTCGCCTCCCTGCCGCGCTGGGAGTACTTCCTCGCCGCCTGCGCCCACCACTCGGCGAGGACGTCGTCCACCTCCATCGCCGACGCGGCGACCTCCTCGCCGGCGACCGGCCTCCCCTCCGCGACGTCCGCCAGCAACTTCGCGTAGGCGGCCCTCGCCTCGCGCGAGCCGTGCGGGCCGAGGTACACGTCCTTGCCGTCGATGCGGACCCGGTCCCGGCCGCTCTTCTTGTGGTGGTAGATCGCCGGGGGCCACTGCTTCGGTCGAGCCACTCCTGCCTCCTTCCAATCGTGGTACGGTTACCACGAAACTGGTCTTGGAGGCCGCTCGTTCCGTGGTACGGAACGGACGCAAGTCGCGGTCGGCCAACGGGTTGTGAAGTAGCGGCGACTGGATTTGAACCAGTGACACGCGGCTTATGAAGCGCACCCCGGCGGCGGCCTCCGTGTCGGCCGGG